TGGTCATAACTAGTTCACCGATTATGGGTTTACCGTCCCTACCCATTTCTGGTAATAGTGATATACTGTTTTCTGTACCTTCTGCAGCTGCAACACCAGCGACCTTAGTTCCACGTATACCAATAATCCCTACTGGTGTTTTAACTAACATTCCTTCGGGATCAGTTTTTGCAATTTCACCAGATATGAATGAGAATACACCACTAACCATATTGGCGGCAAATGTACCTTCTTGTCCATCTGGATTATAGACCATTTCATCAATGGTCATCTCACCATCTTCACCAAGAGAGAATACTGTTTCATCAATGAATGTAATACCTATGGAACCATCTTCACCAGTAAGAATTGTATCACCTTGTAAGATAGGATCATCCTTACTAAGAACAATCTTTTCACCGTCCCGAATAACGTATACAGCACCTTCTATCGTATCGACTCGACCTATTGCGTCAGTTTCCCCTGCAAATGCTCTTGTTGCAGCGAATAACATTAGTCCATGAGTTATTGCCTGAATGATACGTTTTAACTTCATATTTATACATCTCTCGATCTTTCTTTTTCTTCTGAATTATCCAATAAAAAATTTGTTAATCCAAGTAAGTTTGCGCTAGTTTTTCTAAATAATGTCCATATTTTTTTATATTCTTTTATAGCTTGTCGAGAACTAAGGGGTTCAGAAAAATTATCAGCAATTACTAATGCTTCTTGCATTTCTGTTAAAATTTGATTTATTCTTTCTTTATCATACATCTCTTGATTTTTCATTTTCATTATCTGTACCGAATTTAACAGCACTATGGGGTTTCTCATTAATTAAAGCTGATTGAGTTGGATCAATTTTTACACAACTCCAATCCATAAATACATCGAAACTCATATGTTTACCATTACGCATTTTAGTTGTATGAATAGTAATTTTATTTTCAAGCTCTCTGTTATCTCCTTCAGGAGGGGGAAAGAAATTAAAACTTCTATCAGCAGCATCTAAGATACCTTTGGAGAATCTTGCTTCTCCTGTTGCATCAATTTGATATGGAGATACTAATGTAAGATCATATTTTCTACTCATTCCTTTTAATGCTTCTGCAATTATAATTTGTGTTTTCCAATCTTTTTGATCATCATGTTTAACAATATTAATATAATCTACAACTCCCATATTAAATTTAGGATATTTAGATGTAAACATATTACAATAATGATCTATTCTATTAATTGTAAGAGATTCATCATCAATCATAAAAAGACGATTATCCTTAAATTCAGGTTTTTCTATTTTAATACGTTGTTCAAACTTTTTAAAATTTTTCTTTTGTTCTAATTCTCCTAACATATTTTCTAAAATATCATTAGGTTTATAAAAAGTTTGTATTTTAGCTTTAGCCATTTGAATTTTTTGATTACTGTTTAGTTGATTACGAAATATATCAAGAAAAGGAACCCCAGAAATAATACTAAGAACACGATCATAAACTTCTTTATATCGCATTTCGATTGTAAAAAATGCTACAGTATTACCTTGAAAAAATCTATTTAAAGCAAGGTTAAGAGAAATTATAGACTTGCCTGAACCACGTCTTCCTCCTAATAAAACTAATTCTTGTGTGGCAAAACCACCATTAACATTATCAAATTCAGCACTTAATCCGCTTGGATAAATTTTAAAATCATCTTCTGATGGAAAAAATTCTAATTCAGCAACATCATATAATTCATCATCATGTGGAATAGCTTGATTAAGTCTTAATAAATGATTTTGAAATTGATCTACAATTTCTATTTTTTCATAATCATCAAGATTATCTATAAACTTATCTAAAAAGAAAATAGTTTCATCTCGAATATAAAAATCTTGTAATTGTGCTATAAGAAATTCATCAGCTATAGTATCGTTATTATTTTCATCGCTTACAATTTGATTTTCTATATGTTCTTGTAATCCTATATCTTTTCTAAGAGCTATTATTTCGTCTGTAGAAGGTAGACGCATATGTGCTTTATAAAAACTTTTTATTTTATTAAAAAGAACTTGATTAATACCTGTAAAGTATTGATTAAGTAATTTAGAATATAAATCATTGCTTTGCGTATCTAATAAACGACGCAAAGTTAGTTTTTGTAAATCAATTGCCATCTGCCATCACTGGGTATAAGTTGTTTCTATGTTCCTCTAAAAATCGTCCGTTATCGCCTTCTGTAAATAACCTATAAGATTCTCTTCCTGTCTCTTCAAGTATTGATTCAATTTGATGAATACGATATTTTATTGATGATTCTTTCCATTCAATACCGTTTTCATATTGCCAATAAATTTGCCAATGTATATCTTCTTTACCTTCGTAATCTTCTCCATACTTTTTACGTGCTGCTTTTATTGCGTGTAATTCTACATATCGACGACGAGTAGGGTTACGATGTTCTTCAACCCAATCTTCATCAAATACTTCTTTTACATTAGCAAATTGACTATTTTTAGCGATTAGTACCTTATCACCTACTTTAAATTTTACTTCTAAATCTTGAACAATATGATCAACTTTAGCTTTTGACTTTTTGCCACGACCTCTTAATGGGACATTTAATTCCATTAAAAACTTTTTAACTCTTTGTGGTGATATAAAATTTCTTTGTGCAATAACAGTAAGCCCATCTCCATTAAGATAGTCATCTGTCATAGATTTCTTTTCTGTTTCAGAGAATTTTTTAAATCGTGCTTTTGCTTTAAGTTCTTTTTCACGTTCAATTCGTTTATGAAAATCATCAATAACAGCATCTAGTCTTTTAGGACTATAACTAATACCAAGATGCTCACAGATAAGTTTTTTGGTTTTGCCTTTTTTCAGCATCCAAATAGCTTGACGAATTTTTGATTCGGGAATAGTAGAAATTTTCTTTACCATTACATATTTACCTTATTTATTCAACTTTTTAAGTATAACAAATAAAAGACCGGTATGCAAGTTAAGATTATTAATGTGTGATCAGCTCGTCATCTGTAAAGTATAAGTCATTTACTATATTCCTAATTATTCCTGTATGAGTATATATTATCGTAAATTTTTCATTAAAAAATCTATTTGATCTATAAAGTTTTTCAGTATAAAAACTTGATATATAACTTTCAAGTAAGTTTTCGTATTCTGATCCTGTTTTTAAAGTTTTTGGATAAAAACTTTCTATAAGTTTATGAAAATATTCTCGTTTAACTGCAAGAGGCATTCCTAATACATAATCTAAACTTTCATTTGGAAATTCTGATAGTGCAAATGTATCATCTGGCATTGTAATAAAAAAAGGGATAGCCAAAGCTATCCCCTTTCCCCTTTAATTTAAAACTGATTACTCAGCAACGGATTTAGGGGTATAATCAGCACAAGCTAGACCACGACGTGTAAGAACCGTCTTGACCCCGCGCACGGTCTTGTCAAAATGATCAGCAATCTCTTCAACAGTTTGATCAAGCAGATCCTCAATCCCCTCATAAGGATCAGACTTGGAGGTCTTTTTATCTCGTTGTGGAGCCTTTAAGCCCATGCTTAAAAGTTTTCCTCGAACTGAATTAACAGAACGATCTACGGCATCTGCAATTTCTTCCAGATAAGCATCATCATTAACCATGTCTTCGATCAGAGTTTCTTGCTCTTCACTATAGGTACGCGGTGTAACTTTCTTTTCTGCCGGTTTAACGTGAGAAGTCATTTCAAGTGAAAGAGCTTTCCCATTAATTTGACGAGCGGTAAATTTACCGTTGGCAAAACTTGCAGCAATTTCTTCTGCGGTATGAACACCAGAATTTTCTGACAAATAATCAGAAAGACTGGCTGTCTCTTCCGCCGAAAATACCGGAGCTGCACCCGGCTTTTTGGGCACATCATATCCAAGCTTACGAAGCTTAGCCGTTACTGAACGCCTTGGAAAATCGAAATCATCCATAAGGTTTTCAATAACTTCTTCAGTAACACCTCCACCAGCAGCGTCGTGCATAGTGGAAACCATTTCATCAGTGTATTCAAACTTACTCATTGTATCAAATCCCCTCGTTGAATTTTGAAGTTTGTTCAAGAAGTTATTGTCTTCTTGACTATGTAATGATTATAAGAGAAAAATGTATTTAAAGCAAGATTAATTTTACAGATTCTTGTGTTTTGGTTCATTTAAAATAAACTAAAAATTTCCGTTTAACACACTTTCACTATTTTGCCAGTAATCTATAATGGTAGTTCCTTGTTGATTAGCTTTTTTGTATTTGGAACTACTATTATCACCGGCAGTTATCAATGCATAGCAATCTTTAGTAACCGTTGAGGTTACTTTAAAATTATAGTTTTCCAGATGTGATGCAAGTTCTGATCGTGTCATATTTAATTTACCTGTAATACAGACTTTTCGTACTGGTATTTTTGCAATATCATCTGTTGTAATTTCTTCTGATAGCTGTAATGGAAGATCATAAACCCAATCTTCATTTTCTTCAAGCCATGTTATTACGCTTTGTACCATAACAGGACCAACGCCTTTAATATCCTCATATCCAATATCTCTTAGATTTCTAAACTCTGGAATATGTGATACTATTAATTTAGCAGCACGTTTGCCTACGGTATGTATCCCAAATGATGCTAGAACTAATGAGTATGGTTTAGTTTTAGCACGTTCTATTTCCTCGGCTACTTTAGCACCATTTGCTCCTAGTATATCCCAATTAGGGTTATCGAATAGATCAGCAGGATGTACAAATCCCATTTTCTTAATTGATGCAGGACCAAGCCCTTTTATCTCCAATGTCTTAATAAAATGTTCAACTACTTTAGATGCATTAACTGTATCGGAGAATAACTTAGGGCCATTTCTTTTTAGTTTATAACCAAGAGTTGTTTCTGCATGTTCTTTAGTTATTTTTAATCCGTGCGAAGAATGTTCAAGAACTCGTAGGAATTTAGGTATAACTCCTCCAGCTCTCTCAATTTCAATTCTATCACCTAAGCCTAATTTATGATTCTGTATCTGCTCAATATTATGTAGAGTAACACGCGTAATTGTAGCATCATCTAATATAACAGGATCAACAACACCTGTTGGAGATACCTGTCCTGTTCTACCTACTGTCCATAATACATCTTTAAGTATAGTTTCAGCAGTTGTTTCCTCCCTGGTTTTTAGCGCAACTGCAAATCGTGGATATTTAGAAGTATATCCTAAATGATCACATTTTTTCCAATCATCACAACGATAAACGACTCCGTCGCAGGGATATTCCCATGCTTCATCGTGTAATACTGTAAAGAATTCCATATTTTTTAGAACATCTATCTTTTTTAGATAATTCATTTTCCATGATAGGATATCATGAGCAATAAATTGAATATTTCTTTCTTTAAATTCTTTAGGAGATTTTAGCCCTAGCGCACCGCTTACATAATTGCGAAAATTATCAACATCGTTGTGAGTAACACATTCGCCATTTATGACAACTTGCGCATGGTCTGTAGATATTTTTTTCGGAATATTTTGAATTTCATGTGCGAGTGCGGTAACGTCATCGCCTCTATCCCCATTACCTCGAGTAAGAGCTAAATGAAGTTTTCCATTTTTATAAATAAGCGTAAGGTTGGTCCCATCAATTTTGGGCGTACGCACATCCATGAAAGATTCAATTTCCGATTTTTCATAGACTTTTCTTAGGGAATAAAGAGTATAAGGGTGACGTACTTTACCAGCAGCTCCACCAACTTTTAATGTTGGTGAATCAGAATCTCGCCATCCTTGCGCTTTTTCAATTTTTTCAAGCTTTTTATAAACTTGATCCCACTCTGCATCGGAGATGCGCGGCGTAGATAAGTCATAATATTTATGGGAATGCTCAAGAACGTAGTTCTTTAGCTGGGTGTAATTCATGTTTAAATCCTCTATTAAATATATAATAGCATAATTGAAAGGAAATGTCCAAACATTTTTTAACAGAGATTCTTCTTTTTAAACTCAACTTTATTAATTTCTATAAATCGTTTATAATAATTTTCTACATTTTTTCTACTTAAATTTACTACATAGTTTTTAAATTCTTTTTTTCGTTCATGGTTTAGATTTATTAATTTTTTACCAGTTAAAAATTTAGTTTTCATAAAAGCTACACTTTCTTTATGTTCTAAACCAAGATCTCTTATTCTGGCATATTCTCCGTGAGCACTTCCTCCAAACCTAGTAAAAGAATGATTTTTAAAGGCTTTTTTCCATTTTTCTTGAATTACAAAACATTCGTCTAGATTCATAGTGTCATGTTCCCAATAAAATTTTGGAGTGAATTCTAATTTTGTAAATCCAAATTTCTCAGGATATCGAGAATGATCTGAAAAGTCTACTACCCCCGAAAGTTCTTCAATAAAAGGGCCAACATCTAAAATAGATGTTTGTATTTCATCAATAATTTTTTGTTGTAATAACCATTCTAACGAATTATCTAAACTTTCTTTTGTTTCTTTAGGTAATCCAATAATAAAATATGCCGTTGTCCATATTTCATTTCCGCCTTTATTTTTTAAAATCTGTAAAAGTTCTTTTACTCTTTCAGGATCTAATCCTTTTCCTGCAAATTTACCTGCTTCGTGACATAGAGTCTCAATACCATAAAAACCAGCTCTATATCCTGATCCTAACATTTCATCCATTAAATCCATATATTTATGAAAAGGATCAATTCTAACATAACTTGCCCATTCAATTTTAAATGGTAGTTTTGCTACCATTTCTGCCCATTCACCTACCCATTTACGATTATCATTAAAACAATCAGAAGTTAAATTGTATCCTTGTATGCCAAAATCATTATAATTTTTTATAAGTTCTTCTTTTAATGAGTTAATACATCTTTTAGAAGAATATCTTGTTTCATAATAACAATATTTACAATTAAAACCACATCCTCTACTTACTTCTAATGGTGCCCAATTATGTGGTAAAAAACAATCTTCTTTTGTAAAAAAATTATGAGGAACTTTTTTATTGTCAGATTTCCACTCATCTCGATCACAAAGAATAAAATTAATTCCATTTCTAGTTATTGAAGGAATTATATTTTCTTCATTTTTTATTTTATTTATTAATGCAATAATTGCATTATCAGCCATTCCACACAATACATAATCACAATAATCTTTAATAGCATAATTATCAGGAGCTATATGACTCATTTGTAATATTCTTGTAGTTCTAGCTCCTCCAAGTATAATTTTAGCTTTAGGATTATATTTGTCTAAAATTAGACGAAGATTACTAAACCACTCTCTTAATTTTTCATTAGTATATTCCCATAAAAATAAAGAGTAAGCTGCAGTAGTTAATTTATCAATTTTAGTTATTGTCGATTGGTTTGAAAAACCACTAGCATCAGAAAGTTTTTTATTTTGAAAAGATGGATATAAAAAAGTAGTAGAAATACCAACACATAATGTATTTTCATCAATTAATTTTTCAAAATAACTAAAAAATTTTTTATTATCTTCTAGAAATCTAAACCAATCAAGTACTATTGTTTTATATCCGGCATTAATTAATTGAGATTTTAGAACATAAGTTCCTGCATATCTTGCAGCATAAGTTTCTTTTGTTTGATTTGAGATATCACTTAAAAAAATGACTTCATTGCTCATTCATCAAGTTCTTTAATCAGATCTTTTAAATACCATAGTGCTTTTTGTAAATCTTCTAATTGTGATTTTTTATTTGTATGTTTTACGTTATAACGAGTAGTATATTTAATGACATTTCCTTGTGCATAAGACATATCCCAAGATTTAATATATTTAATAGTTTCGATTCCTTTATTGTAATGAGGAGGATGATTAACCATATCAGGTTTTACTAATTCTCTTTCAGAAACAGGAGCACCAGATAATCTTTTATATATTGTTTTTCCTTTATCTGGTGACTCATATATAGGTTTACCCCATAATTCTGCAGGGACATCTTCTCTAGCAGGATACACCTTACCTTCTCTTTCTTCTCTCATTTTACGAACTACATATTGATCCCAACTTTCATTTGGTTGTCTATCCGATTTTTGTTTTTGCTCTCTAGTAGGTTCTGCAAAATCTTGTTTTGCAATAGAATTTTTACGAACTACATATTGATCCCAACTTTCATTTGATTGTCTATCTGATGGATCAGTACTTAGATTATTACTCATTAAACCCTCCGTTTAATTGCATCTAGTAATTTTGATAAATTTTCTTTTTTATTTAGATTAGTACCTTCAATAGTAATATTAAGAATTTCTTCTAATTCTCTAAGCATAACTTTTACAGTTAAACCTTTATCTTCACCACCTATTTCTGGTTTTTCATATATTTTTAATTGTACAAGTTTACTTATAACACTACGATACCCTTTTTCGAAGTGTTTGGCAAGTTCATGTACATCTTTTTTGGATGAAACAGTATATAATGATATTAATTCATTTTCCTGTTCATCACTCCAAGCTTTAACTGTCATTTATTTCTCCAAAATTAAATTCTAATTGAGCAGAGTATTTAAATCTTTTACTTACTATTTCAGCAGCATTTTCTAATAAAGGTAATAAAGAACATACCTCATCTGCAGGTAAGGCTAATCCACTTTTTGTCGGGAACCATTGTCCCGTATCACCATCCATAGCATATTCTCTTATATGCAAATATAAATTTTCTCTAAATTCATTGACAGTAACTTTAACGGCATTTCCATTATTTTTATGAAATGCCGTTCCAAAGTCGATATCCATTATTTAATTTCTACAGATTTATCCGTTTCAGTAACAACCATCGTTGTTTTTTTCTTTGCTTTAGGAACAGCTCGTTTTGACTTAACTTTTTCCCATGTTGCAAGATGATCACTTGCAGCACTACCTGAAATACCATTAATTTTTAGGTAATTTTCAAGTTCTGCTTTATTTTTAAACAATGCTAATTTATCATTACTTATTTTCATCGCTTAAACATACTCCTTTTCTTTTTTGGTTGAACTTTAGCTTTTTGAGGGATCTTTTTGATTTTTTCCCACCTATGAATATATTCATCAGCTAAATGAGTCATATTTTTTGCCTGTAATTCTACTAATAAAAGTGGAATTGTATCTATTTTCTTAAGTTCATTATCATGTATTTCCATGTAAATACTCCTTTAAAGTACCGCCTTCTACTGGACGATTTAAATAATCTTTACCCATAATATATATATTTTTATTTTTATCTTCTATTTGGGATAACCATTTATTATAGCAACTTTGCGCGCCTTGTAAACCTCTCAAATAATGAGCATTAACAGTATGAAAGGCATTACTCCACCAAATTACTTCTGTTTTACTATTAGTGATTATAGAAGTTAATTTGCTTGGATCTTCACAAATATCACAATAAATATAATGATGTTTTAATTTTTTATATTTGTCCCAATGATTTTTTAAATTTTCTTCAGAACCCCATCTTGCGATCTCTTGTTTCCATAAAAATTCATAAGTCTCATTTTCTGTTTGTCTGCCTACTGTTTCATTTATTTGATATTTACTTTTGGCCCATTTTAAAAATTCAGGGTAATTAGTACCATCCCAATGAGTTAAAAGTAATTTTTTAAAAGCTAACGCTGACTTACTATAATCATAAAAAATAATTTCTGTATCTTCATTAAAATCAAAATAATTTAAAATAAAATTAGGTTTAAATGCAGCTGCTACAGAATATAATTTATCAATTGGTTTATCTAATTTAATATATTTTAATTCTTTATATGCTTCTGTATTCCAAAAAAATACACAAGTAGGTGCATAACTTATAATATTATTAATCCAAGAAAGTTGTCGTTGTAATTCTACAGCACTTTTATTAGGATATACATATTGTTTTTGTTCTCTAATTTTAGGATGAAAATTATAAACTGTTAATCCATTTGCTAAACTTGTATTAATAAAATTCCACCCATCTACTAAAGGAGTACATGATACTGTTTCTTCAGTTGGTTTTAAAGATAATGGAGTATAATCATCATGAATATCATGAACATGTCTTTTTGCATTTGCTAAAATAGTTTTTTCGTTATTTTTTATACCATAAACAGGTTTATCAAATTTTTTATAATAATCTAAATTAACTAATAAACATTGTTTATGTAATCCATAATATCCTTTTCCTTCTGGATGAGCAGTATTAGGATTTTGTTTATCCATTATATGCCCTGTTATAAAAAAAGTATGAGTTTCCATCCATTTTTCAAGTAGCTCAAAAAATTGAGCTTCTTTTATTAAATGGCCTATACATTGAACAATACAATATTTAACATTTTCTTTTAATGCTTTATCAAGTATTCCATTTACAGATGTACCTGTTAAAATTTTTCCAAAATATTTAAATCGAGTAAAAAATTCTGTTAATTCTTTAGATTTTTGTGCGGCGGTTGCATTAGGAATAACAGCAGAATCATTTAAAATACCAACAATATAATTTTTATTTATTCCCATTTTTCTCGTAGCTATCTTCAATTAATTGTTTCCATTTTTTATTAGTCTGATAATTTCCATGAATTATTATATGATAACGACCTTCATTACTTTTGTTATAATATGCATGTGTATTTCCTACATCTAATATAAATGCTGTTCCCTCCTTAAAAGGAACTGTTCCATGATACGCCATTTTCATAATACAATTTTTTGGATGGTTAAGGGCTATATTTACTGGAGATAATTTATGTTCATTCATATCAGTATGTGGGACTATAAAACCTCCTGGCTCTAATAACATAAATCTTACTCTATAATAAATATTACATGGGTATATATTTTTTAAAAAATTATATGTATAGGGACACTGAGATGCTATATCTGTCCATTTATACGGAGTTTCTTTATTTGATTTATACCCATAAGATGTATAATGATTAGTACTAGATTCAGATATTCCATGAAGGCATAAACTAGCCCATCCTTTATGTTTATATCCAGCAATTTGATCTTCTGCTCTATGAGGTACAAACTCATTTTTTAAATCTTGTGCTTCTTTTAACATTTCTTGATATGGAAATTCAATATCCAGCTTTAGCCAAGGAAGTTTACTTTCATTAATAATCCAGTTAAAAGTTGCCATTTCATAAATCCAAATCAAAACTAAAGCTAGTTCCACATCCACAACTTTGTTTTGCACCAGGGTTCTCTACTATTAATGATTTTCCAAATCCTTGATCGCTAACATCAATAGTTGAGCCGTAAAGATATTTAAGACTTGTTGTATCAATAACTGCTTTTGGTGATTCACAAAACGTCACATCATCTTTTGTTAGTTCTGTATCTTCATCCATTAAATAATTAAAACCGGAACAACCACCGCCTGATACTCCGAAACGAAAGAATGAATCTTGTTTTTCAAAATTAGTTTCAATAAATATTTTTGCTTTATTTGTAAGTGTAGGTAATTCTCCTTTTACTTCTTTATTTATTTCCGGTGCATGAAAATGAAAATCTCTCAGAATCTTATCCTCAAGAGAATCTTTGTACCCCTTTACTATCTGTGACATTTTTAATTACCTCCTCATATTGATATGCAACGTTATTCCATGTATTTTCTAATTTAATATGTTTAATTTCTTTAATAATTTTATCTTTTTCATGGTGATGATATATATTTTGCATTTGACTTTTTAAACTTTCTGTTACTGGTTCATTGACAAATGTATGAGAACTCATTAATGTAGTCGCATCTCCAGGTTTAAGAGCGAAATATTCTGAATTTGAAATATCTATCATTTGTTTATTAACTGCTATACGAAGTCCTGCATCTTCTGGAATAAATTCTGTATGAGGACCTATAGCAGGTAAAATTGGAAAACATCCACAGGCAACAGCTTCTTGAATATGCATCCCAAATCCTTCTGCGCGATATGGATGAATTATAAATTTGCAATTTTTATAGATACTTGCCATTTCTTTTTCAGACAAATTATCATCTATATAAATAATATCAGCACATCCTGTTTTATATTGCATTTTTACAATTTCATTAAGTAGATTATTCATACCATAAACAGAAGGATTATCTTTAATAATTATAGCACAATTATCATATTTAGCAAATGCATCATTCCAAGCATTTAATAAAATATCTACTCCTTTGCGCCATTGTCCATTGCCGACGAAAACAAAATTATATTTTTTAGGATTAACACCAGGAAATGGTTCTACTGATTCATTATTAAAAATATTTTCATCGTATCCATTTGGAATGGTATTTATTTTATCAGGATTCATTCCACCTGTTATAAAAATTTGTTTCTCATAGTTAGAAGGGACGCATAGTGCATCTGCAAAATTTTCAAAACGATATTGCCATTCAAAAGGAACTTTAGAAAATTCCCAGGGTTGTATATAAATTATTTTTGTTTCTTTATTTTCAGGCCAATTCCATATAGGAGGATAGCTATGTCGTAATTGAATATGTATATTGTTAATTTCATTTAGTGCTATTTTTTCTAATTTTTTAATAGTATTTACGTTAAGATTAAAATCTGTATTAATACTATCAAGTGGTGTAATACATAAATTAATATCTTTACTTTTATTTAATTTTAAAGCAAGATTTCTATTAATAATTGATAATGAATGATTATCAAAAAATTTTCCTAATATTTCTACGTTTATCATTAATATGCCCTATCACAAAATTGTTCATAATAACTAAATAATTCATCTGTTTTTACTTCATAAAGACGAGGCCATTGAGCCTCGCCTAAGCCAGATGATTTAAAATTTCTTAATTCTTCAAAGTTATCTAAAGTAACCTGATTCCATAATGTATAAAAAGGATCTTCTTCAGCTATATTAGAATGCCCAATATTATGAATTTTTTGATGTAATGGTTCTTTATCTCTACATAAACTATAATGTATTGTTACTAATGGACTTAATAACCTATTAAGTCCTGCATGACTTTTATCTGTCCAACGAGCGTAAACAAAAGTACTATCTTTTGTTGTTATGAATCCTTGATTTTCTCCGAAAAAAGGAGTAAAATCATCATTTGCAATTACTAATGTTTTATCTTCTATTTCTTTATATGGAGTACCCCAAGTCATACAAACATCATATTTATAAAGATATCTTTCTATAATAGGAAGATAATTATAAAAAAATGTTTTATGATTTAATAAAATTTCATCTGCGTCAATACTTATAATAAGATCATTTTCACAATGTTCTTTAAGAAAATTTCTTTCATAATTATCATTTTCAATAGGAATATCACTTTTATGAAAATCATCTTCTATAATAGATATCTTATTATCACCATCTATTTTTTGAAGTTCTTTCCATAATTTATCTTCATCAAATTTAAAAGAATTTTTACTCCAACTTATACGATCTTTATCTACTCCTAAAATAATTTCATCAACATAGTCATAATATTGGTTTATACTTTTAGAAAGATATTCAGCATCATAACTAATTAATCCAATTACACTTTTTTTAATCATTTTGTGCAAAAGCCTTTTTTCTAAATCCATATATAGCTAACCCGCTATAATATGCAAATGCATCTGCATTTCCACTTGAAATTCGTTGTTTTTTAAATTCTGTTACTAACCTATCAGAATATTGTTCAATCTTTTGTTCTAATAATTTTGAAGATTCTTCACTTGAGTATCCAGAAAATAAAACTACACATTGCCGACTCATAGCATGAAATACTTTTGTAAAGAAATGATCATATACTTCTTCTGTAATAGGTTCAATATCACAATAAATAATATCAAATTTAGGTTGTGAAGACCAAGATACATCTCCAAATGATGCTTCAATAATTTTAAGATGATTACTTTTAATATTTTCTATAATTTCATATTTTTGAAGTATATCATATAATCCAGATTTAACATTAGGCCATCCACTATCATCTGGTGCAACCTTTTTTGGTTCTCTAAAATCATATGAAAAATTATCTACACCTACTGCACTTGTTTTAGCATTACCATAAAGAGCACCAACAAGAGTACTTCCTCTATAAGTTCCAAGTTCTAGATAACGAGTTCCATCTTTATTACATAAATTATTTAATAGGCATTTAATTTTTATAGATGATTGTCCAAATAGTTGTCTCTCCACATCTGATAATTTTGATTTTTCAGCATCAGATAATTTAAGACAAGCATCTACAAATTGTTCAGTCAGTCTCGGCATTATTTTTTCTCCTTATAAATAATTGATCAATGTAATAAAAAGGAATTCCGCATAATAAAATAAATAAACTTATTAAAAGACATCCAAATATAAAAGGGACTAAAGTTATAAACCAAATTATTATAAAACAACTTGTAAATAATCCTACATTATTAGGTTTTTTGCTAATTGTGCTATTGATCATATTTTCTAAATTTTCTTTTGTAACATATACTTTATCAGTCATTAATTTTCTCGTCAAGAGTTTTATAAAGGTCAGAATCTTTCCATATATTTTTAAGAGTTTCTAAATTTCTCATTTCTGCTTTGAGTTTATTTTGATCGCCTGCTCTTATTCTTTTATTATCTCGACTTTCATGATGTATAAGTTTTACAGGAATTTGATAAATTTTAAATCCTGCTTCTCTCGCCTGTAAACAATAATCAACATCTCGATTATATGTCCATTCAAAATTCGGGCGAAAATTTCCTAATTTTTTAAGTACTTCTCGTCGTATATATACACCACCAAAAGTAGTCCATGCAACTTCTCTAACACAATCAAATTGTCCTTCATCAATTACTAATTGTTCTTTAAACTTTGCATGAGTATCCATACATAAACCACTGCCAATATGATCAGGATTATTATCTGTAAATTTACCACCGGCACTTTGAACGTAATGGTTTCCATTAGGTTTATCAGTAGCAGGATACAATAAAAGACACCCAAATAAACCAGCTTCTGGATATTTATCTACATAATTTAAAAGGTCATTAAACCATTTATGATTTTTATCTTCTGCTGTAGGAAATATATCTGCATGTAAAATAAAAATATCATCATTAGGGAATTGATTCCACATTTTTTGATACATCATATCTGATCCAATTCCTGCAGAATCTTTTTTAAATACAATTGGAAGTTGCCAATATAAAGATTTATGTTTGATAATTTCATTATCATCTATATATGGACAAATTATTTTTACACTCATATCGAATCTTTTTCCTTTATTTTTGCTAATCGTTCTTTTAGTACAGATATTGTAGTATTATATCTACCCCCATCTGTTTGCATTAATTTATATATTTCTTCAAAATGCCTTATTTCTTGTTCTAAAATTTTTACTGTCCATATTACTAATGAATTACTCATATTAATTTCTCCGTCCATGTTTTAGGAGTATTTTCTTTTATAAATTCAAGATCTAAATGATACTCAAACTTTTTCCCCTTTTCTCCTCCATGTTTTTTAATCCATTTAATCATTTGTTTAATAGTATCATCAAGACCTATTTGTATATTATAATTAAATTCAGTCATAATTTTATTACTAGAACAATAAGCATTTTTTACTTCTGCAGGACGATCTGGATAAAATTCAAATTGAGGATATTTTTCACAAAAATGACCAACTTTTCCTGCTAAATCTTTTATAGTAATTTCATTATTATCTGGTCCTATATTATATACTTGTCCACAAATATTTCTATGAGACTTTATCATGGTACTTACTGCTCGTATACAATCTCCAACATTACTAAAACTTCTTTTTTGTTGTCCATCTCCATATATTACTATTGGTTTTCCTTGTAAACATCTATTAATCATAATTCCTAGAACATTTCTAAAAGGATCATAGTATCTTTGTCCAACTCCTATTACATTATGTGGAACTAAGGTTACATAGTTTAGTCCATGTAATTTATTTAACAATGCTAAATGTTCTTCTGCTTGTACCTTAGCTAAACCATATGGATCTTCTGGAGCTGTTGGCATATCTTCTGTAAATGGTGGAATTTGAGCACCATATCTAGCCATTGAACTACAATTAATAAGTAGCCGTACATTATTATGTAAACAAGCACTAGCTACACTTACTGTACCAGATACAATACTTTCTACTGTAATTTTTGGACTAAAAACGCTAAGTCCCTCATAAGGAAGTGCTGCAGTATGAAATACCGCATCTGCTTTTCCCATAATATTTTTTAGCTCATTATAGTTTAATATATCAATATTATATAATTCTATATTATCAGGCACATTTGACTCTATACCACCAATAAAGGTATCACAACCAGCTATATCATATTCACCTTGCATTTGTAAATGACCAGCTAAAGTACTTCCTAAAAGACCTCCAATACCGGTAATAAAAATTCTACTCACCAAGTAAATTCCTTTTTATAGAAATCTACAATATCTCTAATTGAATTATTAAATATTTTTTCAGGTTGCCATCCATATTGTATAAGATGATGACAATTAATAGCATATCGTATATCTTGTCCAAGTCTTTTTGTAGTTAAATCTAAGTATTTTTCATAATCAGGAACATTAACACTAGATTTTCCCATAAAATAACAATTAATAATTTTTTGAACAGTTTGTAAATTAGTTTGTTCAAATCCAGATGATATATTATAGATTTTATTTCTATCTGCTTTTTCTAATAAAATCATTACTGCATTAATTGTATCTTCTACATGGGTCCAAGTTCTAATAGGTTTTCCTCTATTATGTAGTTTTATTAATTTATTACGTTGTAATTTTCTAACAGTAACTGGAATAAGTTTTTCTGGATATTGGTATATTCCATAATTATTAGAAGGTCTAACAATTAAATATTCTAAACCATGAGTTCTAGCCCATGATTTTATTAATAAATCAGCTGCTGCTTTAGTTGCTGCATATGGATTACTAGGATTAAGTGGATCTTCTTCATTAAAATATCCATTTTCTATATCTCCATAAACTTCATCTGTTGAAAATTGATAAAATAATGGTTTATCAGCACTACTTAAAGTACATTGTATAAGTTCTAGTAAATTTCTTACACCATCAATATTGGAAGACACAAAATTTTGAGATTTTTTAAAACTATTTTCTACATGACTTTCGGCAGCTAAATTAAATATAACATCACATTCAGGAATCCACTCTATGGTAGTTATATTATCATTAAAAAATTTAAATTGATTTGGATAATTTTCTTGAAAATATAATAGCTGGTTATTATTAGATACATAATTAAATTTATCAATTCCGTACACAAACCATCCTTCTTTTAAAAGCCTATAAGTAAGATGGTTACCTATAAATCCCCAATTTCCTGTTATAATAGCTGTTTTATGTTTTTGTTGCATTTAATTTCTCGTGTATTGGATAACAAAGTATTCTTTCATAAACATAATTACTAATAGGATACGCAGGGTCTTTATACCTTAAAGGTTTATAGTATTTTCTACATATTCTATCTTTATAATATGCTTGTTCTAATGAAGAAGGTTCTTTATGAATCCAAGGCATTAACATAGGAAACCATTTATCATCAGAATGATTAGGAAGTGTTTGCCCCTCTAAATTAGTAGTTAAATCATATTTTAATTGATAATAATTATTTTGATAATTTTCTATCATTTCTTCAAAATTAATTTGATCCCACCATTGTAAAATACCTGCTGCATTTAATTCACTTATCTTATAGTTACCACTTCTCTCATTAAATGCACCATCAGTAAAACCAAAATTTATAGCGTTTCTACATTCTTTTTCATATTTTTTATCTACTATTATTAAACCACCTTCACCAAATCCTAAAGGTTTAGTGTGATGAAGTGAAATAATAGATCCGATACCTAAATTACAACTATTAGTATTATTATAAAAACTATAAGGTGATGCTGCATTATCAAATATAAGAATTTTTTCTTCTTTTTCACATTGTTCTATTAAATAATTTAAATCTTGTAAATGTCCAAAACAATTAGTAGCAATTACTATATTACCATAACTTTGTAAATATTCATCATTTATTTGTATATTTAAATTTTGATCAAAATCTACTACTATTGGACCACCACACGGTCCTAAAGAAGCAGAAGGAAAATTAAAATCTTGTGTTGTAACTCTAAAATCTTTTTGATGAAAATGTCTGATACCAAAAACTAATGCATGAAGCGCTCCTGTTCCACTACAAGTAGCAATAACAGCTCTATCATCAGCTATTTCTAATAAAGTACGCGCTCTTTCTTCTAAAAGTCTAACAGCTTTACCATAATTACTCCATTGATTTGTTTGTTGAGCATTACCTAAATATGATTTAAGTTTAGTATAATCAAATGTTTTATTTTGTATAAAAGGTATCATTTATTTTTTATTATTTTCCAATGTAGAATGATGTTTTACTGCTTGTTTTATTTCTTCAACACTTCTCTTTGCAAGTACTACTAAACCATTACACATATTTTCAATTTTAAGTACAGTCCATTCAGAATTTTCTTCTAAAAATTCATTAATAGCAGGAACTATAAGTTTTCCTAATTCTGTTGTATCGTGAAACATTAAATATCTACTTGCTTTATTACCATGTAATTTTAATTCTTGAGAAAGTTGTTCATATGTATGATCTGTATCAAAAAATATAGTATGACATGGGTCAAGTTCTATTTCTAATGTATTTGCTTTTTTAAATGAAAAATTAACATCATTTTCTTGAGCAATATCGTATACTTCTTCTATATTTCCTCCATACTCAGAAGGATCATTAATATCATAAGATATTAAAGTTTTAACTGATGTTATACTAAGTTTTTTATAGTCTATATGATCTATTAATCTAGAATTTGATATAGCTAATCCATATAACAACGCCCATGTAGACACAATTCCTCTAACTCCTAACTCAACAACACTATCAGAATTTTTTGCTGTTGCTGCTAGGGTATTAAAATGATACCACATATCACTTTTTTCATCTTGTGCGTGATAATCAAATTTTTCTTGTAATCTATTACTAGGCATTTATAACTCCTTCCCAATTTATATAAGGACTTAAAAAAGGTTCAATACAGTGAGTAGCAATACTAGGAAGAGCAGATATGAAATGTCTATTTTTTTCTTTTAACTTAATAAATTTATTATAATCTCCTAAGTTTTCTATATGTATATTTAAATCTTCAAATAATACTTGTCCTTTAACAGCAAAAGTTCCACAAATACTTGGAACTGTTCTCCAATGACAATATCTACCTAATATAATCTGTGACATTAATCCTTTGTATCTTGGACTATATTTATCAGGATGATCATATAAACATATATAATGTAAATCATTATATATAGAAAATATATCTTCTATTATTATAGGCCAATTAGCTAAATGTAAATAATCATCTTCGATGATATATATAATATTATGAGTATTTAAATTACTATAAATATAATCCCACATTAATGCGCCTGATGCTTTTTCTAGATCAGGTTTTTCCATTCTTTTTCTATACACATTTCCATTCTCATCATGATCATCATAATATTCATTTTTTTCTTCCCATTCTAACTCAAGAGTAGGTAATAAACTTTGAGAATTAATCTCGACAAGTTTACAATTTTCTGGGAGTGATTTAAAATAGTCATCTACTACTGGTCCATCATGTAAAATAGTAATTGGATTATCTTGCCGAGTATTTAAAAGGTTATTCCAAGACTTTTCGAAACTAAACCAATGTGGTCTATTATCTTTTTCATTTCGATGTGATGTTGTTCTATAATAAATATCTATCATAATTTAATTGGTTTATAAATATAAGGATGCGGATAATTCCGATCAATAAAATCTTTATCTTTCATATTATTAAATCTATAATGGCATGACCATCTAGTTCTATCTGATTTAAGTTCTCCACTTTTATGTATTAATAAAGGATTAAAAAATAAAACATCACCTGGATCAATACTAACTGCTTCATACTCGTAATTACCATCTACATATCCAAAACCATCTTCTATATCTTTTGCTATATCACCTAATAAATGACTTTTCGGAACTACTTGTAATTTACCTAAGTTGTCTTCAACAGGAAGAAGAGGAAGCCATGCTACTAAACCATCTGAAGAAGGCTGCATACTTTTCCAATCTTGATGGGGTCCAATTGTATGATGTTGTTCTTTTTTAGCTGTTTTTTTATTATTAAAATATAAAACAGGTCTGGTACAAATACTTAGTAATGGAGAATCCATAAGATCCATTCCTCTATACCCTACCATTACTCCGAGATGATGTAAAGATACTAACCATTGGCAATGTTTTGCACAATTTAGCCATACATTATAATCTTTTTCAAAGAGTTCTTCTCTAGAAGAATAACCTTTAGCTTCGATTTGTAAATCAAAAATCTCTTCTGCTTCTCTTACAATTGCATGACAAAATTTAACATCTACTAATTCTTTAGCAATTGTATATCCATATTCATGATAATGATCAATATTCATATGTTGCGTATCCTATTCCTGATTCTCCAAACTTATTACCGTTATAAAACATAAATAATGTATTCTCATATTTTACTATGTAGGGATAACAAGTCATTACACCATCCCAATCCCATGGATCACAAGTAGGAAGTAAAAATAGAGATTCATCTGTACCACGAGTCCAATTATTTATCCAGTCAGATTCTGAATACTTGATGCGGTAAGTTTTTTCATCTTTAATACCGCGTCTAAAGTTGTCTTTACCCCTAACAGAATACCACATTTTGTAGTCATTTGGTCCAAATTGTACTACATTAGCAGAAGATATACCTCCTTCTCCTTCTTCAAGAGGAATTATCGTTAAGTTTTCTTTAGTCCAGTTTCGCCCATCTAAAGATCTTGCTCTTTTAATATCATATATAGGTTCTTGAAGATCATCTATATTTATCCAATCATTACAAGAAAGATAAAATCCATAAAACATATTAGTTTCATCATCATAAAATGGCTTCATAGTTCCAGAATAGCCAGAATCAATATGGTCAGGACCAAGAATTGGGCCGTATTTATTGAAAATAGGAGTTACTCCGTTTCGATCTCCCCAATCTTTATCATCACCAATTTTATGAGTAGCAAGACAAGTAGTATTAAAATAAGGAACATCAGTTCTTTGTGACCATCCAATATAATATAAAAATTTAGTATCATCAATAGTCATGATACTAGTAGCCATTGCTCCATGTGTATCAACTTGTCCAACATTACCATGTTCTAATATAAAAGAATAAGATACATCTAAAATATTTTCAGGATATCCAGGTTCTATATCAAAAAACGATGTATAACTTCGATTAAATGCATCTCTATGACTATAATAAATTCTCCAAAAACCATCATTTTCAATATCAACTACAGGACATTGTAATCTACGATGTCTAATTTTATTATCATCAGTAATACAACCATGTCTTTTCCACATTATAGATTAACCTCCATACTTTTTCCCTTAGCTCGTGCAGGACTACCTATATGAAGTTTCCAGGCTTCAGTATCTTTTGTAACTGAAGCCCCCATACCAATTAAACTACCTTCTCCAATATGTGTAAAATCTTTAATAGTTGCATTTACTCCTATCCAGCTATAAGATTTTACAGTACAATGACCTGATAATACAACATGAGAAGTAAAAAATGTATGACTATCAATTCGACCATGATGCCCGATATGATTTCCGGACCACATCATTACATTATTTCCTACTATTGTACCGTACTGAATATTATTAAATTCTTGAATAAAACAATTTTCACCTACTGCATTTTCATCCCAAACATGAGCTTTTTCATGAATAAAAGTAGGCAAATAATAACCTTTTTCTTTTATTCTTAAATAAACTTTTTCTCTAATAGTATTCATTTTAGCACCGCTCATAGGTGCAAAAAATGATGTTTTATCAGGGGGAAAATGTGTTTCTACTTCTTCAAAAGGAATAACAGGAAGCTTACAAAAAGTATCTTCTTTTATATATTCTCCATCTTGAATAAAAGCCTTAACGGTTTCTGATTCTTGTGCTGTTTCAAAGTAGAATTTACTCATTTCAGCAAGATCTTTAGTTCCAAATATTATCATTTTATAAACTCATATTGCTTTATTAATTCTTTAGTTTTTGTAAAACCATTTCTCATTAATATGTCTATTATACTTAAATTATTTTCGTTGTCTAGACGTTTTATGAAGCGAAGAGTTATTGGATAAAAATCTTTTTGTGTGTATAACTCTTTACCGCCTATTGCATTTACATATATATCAGTATGAAATTTCTGGCATAAATTAACAATTCTTTTACTATTTTTTTTATCTGTAGCAGAATCACACTTGGAAGAAAAATTATATTTTACATTAATTTCTAGTCTATCAGATATGGTTTTTAAACATTGATAATTAAATTCTGATAAAGATTGATGCCCTTCATTTTCAAATAAAAAATTAATCATAGGAAAAATTTCATTATAAAAAAGTGCTTTTCCATAAGCATGATGTATAGATTTTAATATTTTATTTTTCCACTTATCATCCCAATAAAAATAATGATCACATATTAATTTATTTTGACTTTGTTTTTCTAAAGGAATAGTGATATATTTTTCTGCACCATTAATCATAATTTTATTACGATTAATCCATCCGCGTGTTATATAATTAACATCGTCTAAAATAATAAAAGTATCAACTGAATTTATAAGTTGAAAATACCCTAAATATGGAAATAAATAGGGTTGCATTATAGCTAGTTTCATTTGAAAAAGCCATGTATTCGTTTAAGAGTTGTCCCTAGAATTTTTTCTAGTTCTTTAGTATTTTGTATAATAGGTTCTGATCTTTTATTTAAAGAATACATAATACAAGGTACTAAGTAATTATCTTTTTTTCTAAGTAAACGTAAAACAAATAACCTACTGTTTCCTAGTTTAATATTATATTTTTCATCAATTAGTAAAGGAGTAGTTACACCATATTTTTTAATACTATAGTATAAGTCTCTTATTCTTTCCATAGGAAAATTTTTAGAGGAGCCTTTAAGTTTTTTTAACTGAATTTCATTTTTATAAAACATTAAAATATTTTTTAAAATAGTTGAATGTAACTCGTGTTAAATTACCGTTATGTTTATAAGAGTGCCAAGTAACACCATCTATTCCTGCAAATGCAAGACAACGATTAACTTGCCAGGGCACTTCGAATTGAAATTCTTTTGATGAGTTAAAAATTTTTGTTCCTATTGTTTTTCTTGGTGCTAAATAGATAATTGCAGTTATAATTTTGTATGGAGCTTCATCATGTATTGGATAGTATCCATTTTTTGAACAGAGATTTACTTCTGCTACACTTTCAAGTGATTTATAAGGTCTATGATTAGGAAAATTTATTTTTATAAATTTTTCTGTAAAAATATTATCACAATAATTTATTAAACGTTTATCTTTTATTACTGTATGATTATCTTGTTGTTTAGGAATAGATTCAAGATGTTTAATACAATATTTAAATGTATCTTTATCAAAAAAATTATCTATTAAAACATGGTTCCAAGGTTCTGTATAAAGCATTATAAAAAAAGCCCGTTCTGTTGCTAGGTGGGCCAAGCCCCGACAGATTAAGCGGCTAGCGCATAATCCTCATATGCAAAGTTATCGTTTGCGTTTATTGTGTTTAATCTATTAGGCGATTAACCCTGTCTCTCCAGTTACTTTTACTACACCTGTCGATCCTATTTCGCCCCCATATGCCTTAAAATTTGGTGGAGGCGTCGGGTACTGCCCCCGAGTCCAGTATGTCTATTCTGTTTCCTTCTTCGAGACACTATTCAATAAATAAGTCCTCTTCTATATCAAACATCTTTGGCATTCCATCACTTGTTTTCCAATTAAATACACGAAAATCATCAGATTCAAGATCCCATACTAATTCCATTCCATCAGGATACTTTTGTTCATTTCCTGCTCCTTGTATTTTAGAAGCAACAAATTGAGATGGCAAATCATCAATTCTTGAAAATACCATTGTACGAGAATCGCCATTTTTCTTTTTGAAAATACCTTTATATGCTTTCATTATATGCTCCATTATTTAACTTTTATAATTATACGTTAAATAAGGGAAATTGTCAATAAAAATCTCATTTTTTTCTTTTATTTTGCTGATTTTGTTTTTTTTTATTTCGAAGCATATTACGTTCTTGTTTTTCATGTTTTATTTCTAATAGTTTTTTCTTTTTTGCCCATCTTACTTTAGCAGCTCTTAAAGCATTACGTTTTTGTTCACTTTTAGATTTAAAAAATTGTTTTTCTCTAATCTCTTTGAAGAAACCTTCAGTATGTAATTTTTTATTTAAAATGCGGTAAGCTTTACTTACATCATTATTGCGTACATAAATTTTCATATTTACCGTAGTAGTCTATAATAGTTTCTTCATAAGATTTAAATTTTAACCTTACGTTAAATGTGTTAAATAATTTTGAATTATCCAATGTTCCTCTCGGTTGACCAGTTGGCCCTAATTTATTATTAACTATAAAATATCTAGGATATACTTTTTGTAAAATTTTTCCATCCCTAATTATATTTGAACTTATATTATAAGTTCCAGGAATCCAGTTAGCAACAATATTTTTAACTATTTCAATAAAATCATCAATATATATACAGTCAGCACATTCAACATTAACAGGTTGATCTTTATCTAGTTGTCTTTCAATATTCATCCAAATTGGAAATTTACTATCTCCAATTCCATATACATGAATAGGTCTTAAAATTATATCATTATTATCGCATATTTGTTCACTTTTTAATTTACATTTTCCATAATAATCTACAGGTTTAGTAATATCAGATTCTTTAATAGCTCCAGACCATGTTCCATAAACCATAGAAGAACTTAGGTGTAGAATAGGACAAGTAAATCGTTCCCTTAAACTTTTTAATCCTTCTACTATTGATTGATAACAAAATTCCTCATAATGATTTGATAAAATAGCTTCTGCTAAACTTCCACAATTAATAATTAAATCAAATTTTTCTGTTATTAATAGTTCGTAAGACCATCCTCTTAAAACTCTAATATCCTTAATTAGTTTTAATCTATACTTAGTATTTCGTTGTCTATGAGACATTTCTAATTTAGTAGCATCAACTACCCCTAAAATTTTACCTCTATATATTTTAGAATAACCAGGATAGTCAGCGTTAAAATTATCAAGTATTACAATTTCATGTTCATTTTTTAATATATTAGCTAAATGAGCACCAATGAATCCCATACCACCTGTAATTAAAATTTTCATTTTATTATTACCAAATTTTTTTATGTGTATTTTTTATTAATTTTCCAGAACACATAGAACAAATGGGTTCAGGATTTAAAAATTCACTAAACCATTGTTCTTTTACAATTTCTGAATCATCATGAGATAATGGTATATATTTATTTTTATATTGCTCCCAATCTTTATGATTATTAATACGTCTCATCAAATCATTAAAAAAAGCTGTTTGTGTGCATTTCCAAAGCTTACCCTCGTATAATTGTGTGTAATTCGTCCACATACATGCATTGTGAGCATCTTTA